TTTGAGCAGACCCATTTATACACCTCACAGAAATTTGAACATTTTTGGTTGCTTCTGCCATCTCACGATATCCAGTCCCAACATAAAGTTGCCCAGAGACAACAGCAACGGCACAAGCACCCCAGAAGATGTAGTACCATTGTGATTTAAGTTGATGCCTAATCATTTTCCGTCACCAATTCAATGTCCTCAAATTGATCCGATGTAATTTCGTGAGGTCCAATGCGATACCAGTATTCACCATCCTTTTCACCAAGATACTCAATGTCATCACATTGATGCTCACGCAACCAAGCTTGAAGTCGCATATGCTTAAGTTCTTTTTGACTGATCATTTGAATTCACACTCCACCATAATTTCAGTCAAGCAAGCAAGCATATTTATTTCTTGGTCTGCTACGAAAGCACTCTGATACTGATACTTAGCAAGCACAAGCACAGCAGCAGGAATACTATTGTTTTCAAGGGCGCTATAAAGAGCATCGTAAATACGGCGCAACAATACAGTAGTATCATTGTCCATATTAGCCACCACCCACTTCCGAACTTCAGGGAAGTTCTTTTCTTTAAGGTTTTGAATGAGATCATTTACAGCGATGTCAGAGAAAGATGCAAGAATCCCCGAGTCAATTTTGCCCCCCACACTGTATCGTTGACATTCGTTGAGAACTCGTCGCCAGTCTGGGAAGTGCTTGTTGATAAGTTCTGCAAGTACTCTTTGATCGAATTCGACGCCTTCCGCATCCAAGATGTTTTGTAAACGCTTGAAGAAGGATCCTGCCAATGCGGTTTTTTCTTTTCCTTTGATGGAGAAGTCAATGACGGCACATCGAGAGTGGAGAGGTTCGATGATTTTGTTTTTGTAGTTACAGGTGAAGATGAAGCGGCAGTTACCAGCAAACTCCTCAATAAACGCCCGTAGTAGGAGTTGTACGTCGTTTCCTGTGTTATCTGCTTCGTCAATGATGACGACTTTATGTTTAGCATCTGACGAAAGCGAAACGGTCGAAGCGAAGTTTTTCGCATTGTTTCGGACAGTATCGAGGAATCTACCCTCATCGGATCCATTGATGACATAAACATCTACCCCCAATTCAGTACAGAGTGCTTTTGCGACTGTGGTCTTACCAATACCAGGAGGACCAGCAAGCAGCATATTTGGAATTTCACCCTTATTTAGAAAGTCCTGAAATGTTTTCTTGGTGCTTTCGGGGAGAATACAATCTTCAATTGTTTTTGGGCGATATCGTTCTGTCCAGATAAAGTCAGTTCTGTCTGTGTTCATCGTATAAATAATCAAGGGACGATACTTTTCAACTATGCTTATATACAAGATAGTCAATCAAGTGAATGGTAATTTTTATATTGGAAAAACAACCAAACCAAAAGAAGTTAGATTACAAGAGCATTTTTATAACTCTTCATATAACTCACAAACATACCTCCACAAAGCAATAAGAAAATATGGTTGCTCTAATTTTACCATAGAAGAAGTAGAAACTCAAATACCAGAAGAAAAATTAGATGAAAGAGAAATATTTTGGATAGAAAATTTAAACCCCAAATACAATATGACTTCTGGTGGAGAAGGTGGAAAAACTAACCACTCATCTAATTTTATTAATGCGATGAAAGAATATCACCAAAAGAAACCAAAAGAAGAATATGCTACTTATGGTATGAAGGGTAAAAAACAATCTCAAAAATTTCACGAAGCAATTAAAAAATCAAATTCAAATCCTGTAAGTATTGATGGAGTTAAATATGAAAGTATTAAAGATGCGATGAAAATTCTTGGATGGACTGAAAAAAGAGTTAGGTATAGAATTGATAGTCCAAACTATCCAGATTGTTTTCGGTTAAGAGAAAAAACAACAAGATAAATTAAGATATTTCTTCAAATAAGTTTTCAATAACTTTTTTGAATTCTGTTTCTGGAAATGCCATTCTTCCAAGATTAAACAACCTTCGGGTTAGAACAGTATTTTCATAAGTGTATCCCTTTGAATTGTCCAGTCTCTCAACACTTATAGCAAATGGATGATGTTTAATATAATTAAAATCTTCATTCAATTTTAATCCACTCCAATAACATTTTCCACTTTGTTCTTCATATTTTTGAATTAGAGTTTCTTCTGTTAGTAAGATTTCTTTAACAGGTCTTTTATTAACTCTATTTCTACCTTGACTATAATTTACATTTGCCAAAAGTTTTTTAGCAGTTTTTTTGTTCATAATTCATACCCAATCAGGTTTTTTAATTCACAAGTGGGGACAATTTCCCACCATTCATTCCCATCAAAAATGTACAACTTATGTGTATCTTTGTCAAGGAAAATATCACCTTTATTATATTTCATACCCATTCAGGTTTACGTTCGGGCATACGAAGATAGTTACTCGCAACCCAAGGCTTAGAAGCAATGTACATTTTATAAGCAGTAAATGTATCAATGTTCGTATCAAGTTTGTATTCATCAGGCATTGCCCGTGCGAATGGTGTCACATCTGTAATCTTACCCTTTGGAAAGATGTAATAAGCATCTACAAGGGTCTTGTAACAAGAATGAACTTTTCCATAACGCATCGTATACTCATCACACAGGTTCATTCCCCACTTGATTAACCAATAGGCATTGTGGATACTATCCATTGCCCATTTGGTACAGGGATGATTACGAAACGCACCCTTTTCAGTTCTGTAGGGAGTGTTATCAGTCTTGTACAAAGGACCATAGTTATGACCCCATTTTTCAGATGCCACGATGGAAAGCATTTGGCAGCATTCCAGCGGCATCTTGACGATGTGTTTGTCAGGAAGGCAAATAGCACTCTCGGCAGGCCAAGGAGAAGTTACGAAGATGTTCATCCAAAGGTAGAATCAGGTTCCAGAGCAATATAATAGCAGAGGTTGTACTTGGGATTCGTGAACTGTGACAGAAGTTTAGAAGAGACTACCACGTCATAAGCACCAGGAATGATCTTGATATTTTCTACCTTGAAGTTGAAAGTGAACTCTTTATCGGTCTCACCAACCACAATGGCATATTCATTAGATGTGTCGTTCTTCTTATCACGAACCACCAGTTTGATGACACCATTCTCACCAACCGCAGAGAGGTCAGGAAGTTGATACACTGCTGCTGCCTTGACCAGTTTCTCCAGAGAAGTGCTGTCCAGTTGGAAGCAAACATCTTGAGAAGGCAGTTGAATGTCCTTATCAGGAGGAGAGATAATCACATTAGGGTCAGCAAAGAAATACTTCACACGACGCTTACCTTCTTTGATGCTCAAGTGCGAATCTTCAGTAAAGTCAAGGTCAGGGTCTTGGTGAAGACTCAGACCATTCAGAAACTGGTTAAGGTCATAAATCGCAAAGTCACGGGGGAACTCTTCAGTGATTTCTGCTTCGGCAAGAATGTTCTTGGCAACAGAAATAGTGCGGAGACGATTACCACTTTTCACAAGAATAGAGTTATTGATACCAGCAAAGTTCTTGAGAAGAGCAAGGGTATTGTCAGAGAGTTTCATAGTTTTGTTTTGGAGTTTCATAATCAACGGAATTCAGTAAGACCATTATCTTTACGGGTATAGTGCCCGTCAAAGTGGAGCAGAAGCATAGCATAGTGAATGACTTTGAGGAGGTCACGCTTATTGCGTCCATCTTTATCACCATAGCGGCTACCATACTTAAGAATATTTGCCTGACAGAAAGGCACTGCCAAGTCTTTTGCTGCCATCAAGTCAATAGTTTGAACATCTTGATATTGAGCATTGTGACCGCAATAGTGACTATTGTAAGTTCCAGTCACATAATCTTCAACGTCTTTAAGAATCTTATCTTCGTTGTATTTCCAGAGATGATTTTTGTTATCAGGCATAGTAATAGTAAAGGTTGAATCACTCATAAGGGGAAGGCATAGTTTTACCTCCCCCAATTATATCAGAAAACTGCGTCGGAGGCAAATGCGGCACGGACTTCTGCTTCAGAAGGACCAGCAGGCAT